TCTGTGCTCGTGAGTACCAAAAAACATTCTTAACACCACTTTTATTATTCTTATACTTCCTAGTATTAAAACCGTTTTGCGAGATAGTGGCTTTCCTTAAGTTTTCTATCCTGTTGTCCAATGTGTTTCCGTTGATGTGGTCTAAGTACTCAGGCAAGAATCCATGATGATAAAGAAAGATTAGCCGGTGCAACAGGTACTCTTTACCATCAATTTTAACACGCCAATATCCTGTTATCTTCTGTATGCTTCCTGCTTTCTTGCCTGTAAGTCTCTTTAATCCCTTGTCTACTTTCCAATAAAGCCAGCCGTCATCGTAAGAAAATAGTTCTTTAAGATAGTCTTGGTTCATAGTGCGGCCTCCGTTATCTCATTCATGCGGCCTGTGTGCTTATCGTAGAGAACGGCACAGGCTTTACCAGTCTCTCCGCTGTAGCGGTTCTTAATAACTCTAACCCTTGTGGTATTCCTCTCAATTGGGTCTTCATGCTGTGCTGCTCTTTCTAATCCTAACACCATATCGGCTAGTTGTCCAATACTTGCTGAACCCCTTAATTGGGACAGGCTAGTGGCTGCGCCCTCTTCATGGCCTTTGCCCTCTGGCCTTCGTAGGTGGGACACCACAAACAAGGCAACCCCTGTTTCCTGAACAATCATTCGCAGCTTGGTCATAATCTCATCGATGGCTTTGCGCTCGTCTCCATGATCCTGAGCCGACACCACGATAGAGACATGGTCTAGCAGAATGTACTTGCAGTCCAATCCTTTGGCAAAGTATCGAACCCGATTGATGATGTTGTCGATTGCGGTAGAGCCAAAGCAGTCATAAAAGAATAACCTATCAGAGCCAAGGGTCTTATCAAATGCTTCCTTCTTAGCCGATTCTGTTGCCTCAGTCTCTGCCAAGTGCAATGGCTTATTGATCGCCAATGACATCAGAGACAAGGCAGTCCGTTTAACAGACTCTTCGAGGAACATAATCCCGATGTTGTCCTTGGTCTCACATAGCAATTGCCAAATCACTTCTCTGATGAATTGAGATTTACCAAGGCCGGAGCCAGCAGTCACCACCACCATCTCTTGCTGTCTGATACCGCCTGTCATGCCGTTGAGGCCAGCATAAGGATAGTGCGCTTGTGCCTTGGGCAAGGGCTGCATAACCAACTCGAACAACTCAGAGCCAGCAACGATACCATCAGGCACATAAGTCTCTGCTGCCCACCATGCCTTAACGAAATCCGCAGATTTGTTGTCCTTCAGATAATCGCAGGCATCCTTGTAAGGCTTGGACATTTTCATGATCTTGACCTTAGAACCGAATAGGTCAGCAACGGCTAGAGCCGCCTCTTGACCAGGTTCATCAGCATCAAAGGCGAGCACCACAGTCTCGAAGCTGTCGATGTACTCGAATTGTGCTTGGCAGTCCTTCACAGCCGATTGTGCCCCGTTTTTGATGCTCACCACAGGATACAGCGACCCCGTCATCTGAAAAGCAGCCAAGGCATCTAACTCGCCCTCGCAGATGGTCAGATATTTACCACCGGCAGGATACCTATTCTGCCCAAACAAGGTAGCCTCTTTAATGTTGCCTTGAGATCTGAATTGCTTGTCAGCCACGGATCTGACCTTGAAAGCCACTTCGGTGCCCCTATCGTCAGTATAGGGATAATAATGTTCTGTCCCTGATTGTCTGACACCATAGGCTTCACAGGTAGATTTGGTGATACCTCGCTCAGGTATGCTGAGGAATTGACCGCTAATGCCCTTTAGAGGCTCTACAACGGGTTTCTGAGTCATAGGTAGTACCTTACCCCTTCCTTGGTCAACAAAGCCGTCTGAGGCCCTGCTATGGGTTTTACAGTTAAAACAGTATTCTGAGCCGTCAGAGTACACGGCACGGGCATCAGAGGAACCACAGCCCTCACAGGCTATGTGTTTTACAAATTTAGACTGTATTTGCATTGATCCTAGTCCTTTCCTCTGCCAATTGATCCAGCACAGCCAGCAAAGCGACACAAGTACCAGACTCTGGCTTAGTGCGCTTCAAAGCCTCATAGACATCATTGAGCAGGGTCTCAATATCGGTAGAGCCATGAGCCAATAGATCAACACAATCAGAAATACAAAACCAATAAATTCTTTCTAAGTCATCATTTTCCATTGAGTGCTACCTTTCTTTATTGTCTCTATAGAGTAAAGATTTAAATACTTATTAAAGTCTTCTTTCATAATAGACTATTTAGTCAATATAGTCTTTAATAGCAAGAATCGTGCCAAGTTACCTGTCTCTCCAAGGATCGTCTTCAAAGTCATCAATGCCCGCTAATGGGTCTAAATCGGCCTCAGTGCCTTCCTCGACTTCATCGGCCTCAGACATCAAGCTGACGTTGCCAACGGCACAAAGGTCTGTTTTAATCGATTTCAGACACTGTTTACACATACAGACATATTCCATAGTGTGAAGTGACCGAATTGTGGTCTCATAATCGGTCAAAGCCTCATTACAGGATCGGCAGCGCATTAGGATGTCCCCTTTTTAATGGTTAGGGCATCAAAAGCAGTCATCGATTCGCTAAAATAGGCATCTCTAAGACGATCCTTCTCATAGGCTAACTTTAGCCTTTTCTCATCCTCTGCTTTGACGATATGGTAGGCAAATTCGACCAAATCGTCTTCGTTACCTGAGTAATTACCGAAATCGCTGTAATCTAGCCGGTCATCAAGAATTTCCACTACTTCCTCATTACTTAACAGCATAGTGCTTGCTCCTTTTCTTGTATAAAATTGGACACTTTCGATTCTAGCACAGCATTATGCACCGATGCAACAGCGAACACATCAAAACCGCCAATATGCCAACGGTAGGGCTCCAGCGGTATGTGATCGAGCTTCCAATCGTAAACTGTAGCCACAGAGCCGTCTTCGAATTCTATAAACCACTCCGCATTAGTCTTATCGCCGACAAATATGCTAGGTGCGCCGAAAGTGCGGCATAGCTCATCATAGGTTGTCGTAATGTAGCCCTTTAAACTGGTGCCGTTAACCTGCTCTGACCTGCATTTTTTATGCTTCATTAGTAGTCCTCTCCTAAATCTTCTGAAATGTAGGCCATTGCTGAGCATAGCTCCGACCATTGATCGTCATGGACCTTGTCCCCTTCGGGTATACCGTAGTCCCTATAAAAGTGTAAAGCATTCCATATCAGGTCCAATTGCGACCTTGTATCGTTAGCAGTCATATCTAATCCCCTATAAATTTAATCAAGGTCCCATGGCCGGAAAACAAGCACTATTGCGACAATCCCCAGTAGTAAAGCTGCAAGACTCGCTGCTAATTCTAACGTCATAATAAAACCCCTATTCTAAGGCCAATATTAGCCCCATAGTGCCCCTGCAATAGAGACACTATAGGATAGTACTGGATCAATCTAACCTATCGCCTGCAGTGGCCTGTATTCCATTCTCTCGCAATACTTTAGCATATGCCCCAGCAAATGCAGCTTTACGGTCTACCGATTGTCCGAAGACACTAACCCAATACGTCACGCCGCCGCCATACATGGCCCGCATAATGCCCTGCTTTTTAGCCCATATCGCAAACGATGAATTAGCAGGCCGTACAGTAACCCATGCAAATCCGCAGGCCCCGTCGTCTATACGATCAATAGGGATTCCCTGATCGATAACGTACATTGGAATCGGCATTGCATTCTTGCCGGCCTCAATGCCGGCCCAATAAGCTTTTTCGACAATGTCCTGAAAAGCTTGATAGCGTGACATTCTAGCGGCCTTTTCGGACCTAATCTTTTCCCGCAATGATGCATATTCCATTTTTAAAACCCCCATTCAAAATTGTCATATGATCGGATCTTACTGCTTTTCTCACGTGCGCAATATTCTTTTATCTTAGGATCAATCCCGTATCGGGCACGATATGCATTAATAAACGTGCTAGCGTCGCAATCCTCTTCTAGATATGCAAACCCTTTCCGCATATAAGAATAACGGGTTATCTTATCCGCTATGCTTAGGCTAACAAGTAAACCCTTCGGAACCTTGATCCAGCCATGCCCTGGGTCAGAATAGTAAGAAAATACTTTTATCATGATAAAACCCCTAAGTTAAAGTTAAAATTAAGCTGCAGCTTGGATTGGAATCATACGGGACAGCGAATCGATAACGAACCCCGAAGTGTCTTTCTTAGCTTTACCCTTAGCATATAGGGCCACGATAACCCCTTTGGGGTCAATGTGCCGAATGTCGCTGTTATCGCCGTCAATACATTGCAGGCCCATAAATTTAGCCGGAATGCTAGCACGTGTACGGAATACTGCGGCGATTCTCATACCCTGATCCATGGCCTGCATAACGAATTTTTGATACTTTAACACGCCGGAATATGAGAAGGTTAAATCGTAGTTAGCCGGAATGTCCCGCCGATTAGCTATTTTCGTATAGTCATAAAATTGGATCTCAGGGTATACAGCCATTAGATTAGGATAGTCCACGCCGTTGACTGTAACGGGCACCGATTCCCAGCGAATGTCACTGGTACCGTTAAGGCGTACCAGCGGCACCATGCCGGCCCTTTTAGCTTTACGGGCTAAGAATGCAATATCTTTTACCAATAACGCCATAAAAGCTTCACGGTTGTTAAAGTATTCCATGGTTTTATTCAGGCGAGCACGCTGCACGTTACTCACGGCCCCACGACCGGCGCTATATAGGCAGGGATTCTTGCATTCCGCAATTTCGGCCATTGAGCACACGTTATAGCCTGAGATATCCGCCGGCGCTAAATATAGAATGCCGGTCATGTAACCGTATTCCTGCCCCTTCACTGTCTTAGCGTTAGCATCGATTGTCAAAAGCTTTTTAGGCATTGTCATGGTGAACCCCTTTTAGTGATTAATAAAATTGTACTTATAAAACGTGTCCTTATACCTATATACGTGAGAGATCCATACCTGAAAACTTATAGGGTTACTTAAGTACTTGATTCTATTGAGTTATTGCACTGCATCATTGGCATTAGAGAAAACCCTTAGAGACAGCTACAAGCCATCTCAGCATTTTGCACCAATGTTGTGCTGCAACATGGCATGGTTCTTGCCCTAGTTACCGGCATAGGCTAGGATGCACTATAATGGTGCAACATAGCCCCATATACTGCACTGCACCATTGCCTGCACTGCACCATCGAAGTAAGTGCTCACTATTGCTGCAT